AGGTTATTGAGTCTGACAAGACGTTTGACGATGAAGAAAGCGAGATCGGCGACGAGGCCCCGGCACTGGGCATGGCAGGGCGTGACGACGAACAGGTTGAGTAATGCCGTCCGTCAATAACGCAATTCAAGAAAAAATCATTGAGCATTCGACATACGTCGAGCGACTGAAATCCAACACGGTCGCAGCGCTTGTAGCGCTGCTTAACCGTACGGAAGACGACCTGATCGACCAGATACGCAAGCGTGGCGCAAAGATCTCTGACAAGGGGTTTGATACCGGCCCGGCCACAACCAAGCGCCTGAACGACTTGCTGGCGTCCACGCGAGAGATTAACCGGGCGGCCTACGCGCAGGTCAGCGATTCGATGGTCGACGAGCTGCAAGAGTTGGCCAAGTACGAAGCCACATGGAGCCATACGTTGTTAACGGAGGCTATCCCCGCGTCGATCGTTACGCAGTTGGGTGTGACGCGGCCGGACTTGCGGAGCCTGTATAGCATCGTCAACGCTCGCCCATTTCAAGGCCGGCTGCTGAAAGAGTCGCTGGCAGGCGTTGAAGACAACCGGGCGGCATTGGTGCGCGATACGATCCGACAGGGACTGGTCGAGGGCGAGCCTATTGACCAGATCACGCGTCGCCTAAAAGGCACACGCAGGGCGAAGTATGCCGATGGGTTGCTAGATCGTTCGCGGCGGGAATTGCAAGCGCTTACACGCACGGCCGTTTCTCATACGATGAATACGGCGCGAGATGCGACCTATGCAGACAACCGCGATATATTGAAGGGCTTGCGATGGACTAGCACACTGGACGGGAACACAAGCCCGATCTGCCAGGCGCGTGATACCAAAATGTATCCGGTAAACAGCGGGCCACGGCCGCCGGCTCATTGGAATTGCCGAAGTACAATGACCCCTATCACCAAGTCATACCGCGAGCTGGGCCTAGACCTCGACGAAGTGCCGAGGGGCGACCGCGCCAGCATGGATGGTTACGTGCCTGAAGACCTGAATTACGGCCAATGGCTGGGGCGTAAGCCTGCAGCGTTTCAAGATGAGGTGTTGGGCAAGAGCAAGGGCCAGCTGTTTCGCAATGGCGGGCTGAAGCTCGACAAATTCGTGAATCGGGCAGGTAACGAGATGAACCTGGCCGAGTTGAAGATCAGGCACCCGGCGGCCTTTGAGAAAGCCGGGTTAGAGTAAAGGTGCATCATCCCCGCTGCCCAGTATGCCGCAACCGAGACGGCACCGAAGCCGATGGTACGGTGGTTCGCGAGTATCGGCCTTTCATGGTGAGCGGGAAGGTCGACGGCAAGCTCAAGCCGTTGCATCGCGACGTGTTAAAATGCAAGTGGTGCGATACGCCGCTACTGGTGCGCAGCAACGGTGACTGGGTGTCCGCGCACCGGGTGAAGTAGAGTACAGGAAAACCCCAACAGCCTCGCAAACACGGGGCTTTTTTACAGCCGCAATAGGCGGTTTTATGCCAATCTCAAGGAGACGCTAAGCGATGGCAGACGAAACGACATACACGCAGGATCAGGTAGACGAGCAGATCAAGGCCGCATTGGCGAAAGAGACTGAAGGTCTCAAGGCCAAGCGCGACGAACTGCTGGCCGACGTCCGCAAACAGAAAGACGATAAGGCCGAGTTGAACGACCGGCTGCAGAAGCTGGAAGACTCGCAAGAAGATGCTGCACGCGCAAAAGCAGAGGCCGAGGGCAACGTAGACGAGATCAAGGCGCAGGTCGCGAAAGAGTACGATCGCAAACTGGAGCGGCTGCAGAAAGACCTCGACGCGTCCGCTCAGAAATACGAGGCCGAGCACGGCGTGAACAAGCGCCTACTGATCGACAACGGACTGACCGACGCACTCACCCAGGCAGGCGTAGCAAAGGAACTGATGCCGGCAGCACGCGCCCGACTCAAAGAACAGGGCATCGAACTGGAAGACATTGAAGGCGAGCGACAAGCCCGCATCGATGGCAAGGACATTTCTGAATATGTCTCCGAATGGTCGCAGGGCGACGAGGGGAGACACTTCATTTCTGCCGCAAACAACGGCGGTGGTGGCGCCAATGGCGCAAACGGTGGCGGTCAGGCTGCGCCGAAACTCAGCGACATGAACGAATCAGAACGTGTCGCATTTGCACAGCGTGACCCGGATGGATTCCGGCGCGCGGCAAATATCCAATAACAGCCAACTTGAGGTAATAACCGATGGCTACCGTCCAACTCTCGGACACTTTTGTCCACGACGTATACATGAGCTATTCGCAGCTGAATGCTGTTGAATCGCTCGCTTTCTGGCAGTCTGGCATCATCGCCAACAACTCCACCCTCGACGGCTACGCCCGCAACGGCGGGACCGAACTCGTGCTGCCGTTCTGGAAAGACCTCGACCCGGATATCGAGCAGAACTACAGCAACGACGATCCAGTTGATCTGGCGACCCCCAACAAGGTCGGCAGCGGCACGATGAAGGCTAGAAAAAGCTTCGTAAACCAAGGCTATTCCGATATGGATCTGGTCGTGGAGCTGACCGGCTCGGACCCGATGCAGCATATTCGAAGCCGATTCGGCACCTACTGGTCGCGTCGTTTGCAGCGTCGTCTAGTGGCAGTCGCCAATGGCGTCGTCGCTGACAACATTGCCAACGATGCCAGTGACATGGGTCTGGATATTTCTGCTGCAATCGGTGCTGCGGCGGTTTTTAACGGCGACGCGGTAATTGATACCGCCTACACGCTTGAAGAATCGGTCGACGGTATCGGTGCTATCGTGATGCATCCCAAGATCGAGGCGCGAGCAAAGAAGGACGACCAGATCGAGTATGTTCTCGATTCGTCTGGCCAGCTCACCATCCCGACCTATAAGGGACTGCGCGTAGTGCGCTCGGCCAAGGGCGGCACCGATCTGGGCGGCGGCGTGTATCGCACGTTTATGTTCGGAGCCGGCGCGTTCGGCTTCGGCCAAGAGGAAGGATCGCTGTTCGGTTATGGCCAGGGCGCCCCGCGTAACCCGGTCGAGATCGAGCGTGAGCCCCGTGCTGGTAACGGCGGCGGCATGGAAACCATTTGGGAGCGCAAGACCTGGATTCTGCACCCGTTTGGCTTCTCTTGGGATGACGGCACCCTGGTAGAGTTCAGCCCGACCGATGCTGATCTGGCCGACGCTACGCATTGGGATCGTGTTGTTGACCGCGAGCAGGTTCCGTTTGCATTCCTCGATTCCCGCGCCGGACCGGCCGCATAAGGAGTAAGCTATGAAAGACCTTGAAGCACGACAGAAGGACCGCAAGGAGCGCGCCAAGCGCAACGCGGAACGGGATCAGCCCTCGCAGGCTGAATCCAAGACCAGCGCCGCAGCCGGTAACGGTGGCGGCGCAAAGAAGGCCGAATAGGCCACAACGGCGGGTGGCATGTGCTGCCCGCCTATTCCCAACACAGGTGAGCCGCAATGGTGGTTGAAGATGGGACTGGCGTAGAAGGCGCCAACAGCTATGTCGATATGCCATATGCGGACGCCTACCACCTGGCCCGCGGTAATGCGTGGCTGGAAGGTGAAGACGCGCTGGTACGCGCGACTGACTATATCGACCGTGAGTTTTCCGGTCTATTCTTAGGTGATCGAAAAGCCTTCGATCAGTCGCTGGAATGGCCCCGAAAGCACGTGCCGATCGGGGGTTACAAGTATTTCGGCGACGACGTGATACCGGATGCGCTTAAAAAGGCAGTGTGTGACGTGGCCCTAGCGATGGTGCAAGGCACTACGGAGACCGCCACAGGCGGCGCCATAAAATCTGAGAAGATCGACGACGTAGGCGAATTTCAGTATTTCGAGCCAACTGAGTACGAGACAAGTGGCTTTGGCGTAGACGTTGCCGATACGCTGCGCCGGTTTTTGCGGCCCGCTAACCGGCTGGTGCGCGTATGACTATCGCGACACGGTTTCAGGGGCTCGCTAGCAGGCTGGTCGACAAGTTCGCCAGCACGGCGACGATTGAGCGCACTACGGATAGCGGATATGACCCGGTAGAAGGCGAGGCGACGACAAATACTCAGGTGTTTGACCTCAAAATCACGCCACCGAAGGCATACACCGAAGCGCTGATTGACGGCACGTTGATCCAGAAGGATGACTTTCAGGTGTTCATCGCATCGGATGCCGGCGTGGAGCCAATGATCGGCGACCGTCTAATCTATAATGGCGTGATATATAGCGTTATTCGCGTGGTGGAGGCGTCTACTCCCGACAACGATGTGGCCGGTTATCGACTGCAATGCAGAGGATGATATAAGCTTCGCCAGCGACCTAAACAGGTTCGCCAATAAATCCGGCGAGCAGATAGATCAGGCGCGCCGCACGACGGTGCTGGATCTGTTCTCGGCAGTTATCAAGGACACGCCGGTAAAGACAGGGCGCGCTAAAGGCAACTGGCAAACCAGCGTGGGCACGGTAAAGGCCGCGGTGCTGGATCGCACAGGCGAATCCGCGGCACAAGACGAGCTGCTTGCTGCGCTGGGTCAGTGGCATGACGACGAAACGATATATATCGCCAATGGACTGCCCTATATTGAGCGCCTTGAAGACGGATCTTCAAAACAAGCGCCGGCCGGCATGGTTCGGCGAAACGTGACCCGCTTCGATACCCTACTAAACGCCGCGGCCCGACAGGCGAATAAATGATCGAAAATATCCGCAAAGCACTGGACAGCCACCTGGCAACTATGCCGCCGGCTATCGATGTGGCGTGGCCCAATCGGCCGTATGATCCGCAGATCGGCACGCCATGGATGCGCCCGAATCTGCTGCCCACGCCGCCGAGACAGGCCGAGTTAGGCTTGCAAGGCCGCAACGCTCACACAGGTATCTATCAGATCAGTGTATTCTACCCTGCGGGCAACGGGCCGGGACGGGCCGAAGACGCTGCCAGCGCGCTGGTGGAGCGATTCAAGCGCGGAACTGACGTCACCTATGCGAATCACCTTGTACGCTGCGTTATGGCTGGCTACAGAGACGGCACGCAGGAGCCGGACTGGTACTCGCTGATTGTCGAGATTGAGTACCGGGCGTATTTGCCCAACTGAAAAGCCGTATTTATACAGCCGCACTGGATGCGGTTTTAATGCCCGCAATAGGAGCAGACCATGGCCGCAACAGGCTCGCAAGCAAGCATCGGCATCATTGCCGAAA